CCGATGTCAGCCCCGCCGTGCCCAGCGTCGATGCAGATCCGCATCAGTGGATCGCCACCCTTAGCATGCTCGCGATCTTCGCTAGCGCCTCGAACCCGACGACTTGCGCCAGCCCGACGACAGCCCCCATCCCGATCACAATCTGCGTCCAGCGCAACGAGCGCCAGAGCGCCGCGATGTTGTCGTGGCACCCGGAGTGCCCTTCGAGCACGTCCTCCATCCCGCCGATCCTTTGGTGGAGCAGCAACAACAGCTCCCGGTCGGTCTTCGCCAACAGTTCGCTATCGAGTGTCACTCTGCCCTTTTTACTGCGCCGCGCCATCGTCTTATAGACGAATGACGCGAGAAACCTTGCCGTTAGTTAGCAGTTCGCCGCCGGAATCTAGGCCCCGGAGGCTGGAGCGTGGTTAGCGGCGAAACATCCGCAACCACGAGATCGTCGCCGGGACGGTGTCGGCGTTCGTGAAGCGAAACCGCGTGTACCGGATCGGGGCCAGGTTGAGCACGTAGAGCCGCGGCGATGCCGTGATCGTGAAGCTCGTTGTGTACGCGCTCCCGCTCAGGCTCGCCCAGTTGGCCGACGTCGCCGCAAGCTCGCTGGCCGAGTAGTCGACGAGCACGGTGACGTTCAGGCTCCCGGTCGTCGTAATGCCCCAGTCGAGCGAGTGCTTGTCAGCGAGCCCGGTCTGGATGACGGCAGTGACGACGGCGCTGGCCGCGACGGTCTGCGCATCCTGCACGGTCGCCACGTAGTCACTGAGTATGTTCCAGTCGGCCCGTGCCGGGAGTGCAATGCAGGCCGCCACGAGGACGGCTAGGAAAATAGTTCTCATGAGTGGTGCTCCTTACTGCGCGCGCTTGATCGTGACCTGCTGGACGATGATCGAATTATCAACGTCCGCCGTCGCCCACTGGAACGTCGGAATGATGCTGACCTCGGCCGAGAAATCCACAGCGACCGTTGTGTTCCCGGTTGGAGCAGCACCCAGCGCCGAGACGCCGGCCACGGCCCCATCCCCTTGACTGATCACGTAGCCGCTCGCGCCGGCAGCGCGGACGGTGACCTGGTTCGACAGGTGCATCGGCTTTCCGATCCACCCATTGCCGGGGGACATCGTTACCGAACAAACCGCGCTACCTCCGACGTTTAGCGCCACGGTTAGATTGCCTGGTGCGGACGCCTTGGTTCGCAGCAGGCACCACACATCCACGTCATAGACCGCGCCAGTGGTAACGGTGTTTGCTGTGAGCGACTGGCTTCCGATTGCTGCTGTCGGAGTAATCGAGCAGAGCGCATTTGTGTTGGTCACAACCACGCTGTCGGCCGCGCTGAAGACCAGCGCCGCCGTCGTGCGCTCGGTTGCGAGCGCAGCTTGGGCCGAGGCGATTGCAAGTGCATGAGACGAGATGTTGGTCTCGGCAGTAGCGAGTCCGGACGGAACCGTCACCACGGCGGTCGCCAGGGCCGGGGCCAGGCCGACGCGCGTGGTCTGGCTCGTAACCCAAGTCGACTCGTCCGATGTCAGCGCTACGTCCTGCAGTGCCGACACCGCTGCTGGTGCCGTCCCGACGCGGACCAGCTCGACGGAATGCGTGTCGATGTTGGTCTCGGCCACGGAGAGCCCGGCGGGGCACGTTGCCCATGTCGTAGCCGCAGCCGGGTCAGTCACAACCACGGAGGGATCGATCGCCAGCGTGCGGGTGCCGCCCGTGCCGGTCTCAACGATGCCGGTGCCAGCGGTTAGGTCGTAGAGGTAGAGCCGAAGTGCGCCGCCGACGTAGGCCCCGAAGATGTCGTTGGCAAAGCCAATCTGCCGCGAGGCGATCGGCGTCACGGCTGGCATCTTGGCCGAGCTGGAGACGTCGATGGTCAGCGGCGTTAGGGCTAAGCCGCCTGACGATGCCCCAGCGTGCGTGTGGCTCGTCGGAGAATCCCCGATGGCCTGCGTGCCCTGATTTCCGCTCCATCCGAAGACGGCCGGGGCGCAGATGATGCTCACCACGAGCAGAGTATAGAGAGCGATGATGCGAGTGTTCATGGTCGTTGGTCTCCTTCGCGTGCTAACGCTCTCCGTCACTGCTTGAACAGAGTGAACCAGTTCAGGGTGACCGGAACGGTGTCAGAGTTGGTGAGCTGAAACTTGACGAAGCGCGCCGGCGCGAGCAGCAGGTTGGTGCGTCGCTTGTCGGCGCTGATCGTCCATGAGCCGGTAAGCGTCGACGAGTGGATGCTGGCTGCGGTTTCCCACTGGGTCGACGTGGCCGAGATCGCGCGGTCGGAATACTGGACAAGCACGGCGACGTTGATGCTGCCGGTCGTGGTAAAGCTCCAGCCGACGCCCTGCACGCAGGCCTTCTCCAGGTCGATGACGGCGGTGACGAGCGCGGACGCCGCGATGCTCTGCGAGGAAAACAGCGAGGCGAACGTGTTGTCAACGAGCCTGTTGTCGGCCGCGGCCGGAGAGGCGAAGGTCAGGCAGAGCGCCAGGAGCAGGCCCAGGGAGGCGAGAGTACGGACGGTCTTGGTCATGAGCGTGGCCCCTCCATCGGGCCTGCGAGCGGGTCGGTGGTCAGTTGGTCGGTGCGGTGGGGAAGTGCTTGTCGATGAGGGAGGAAAGTTCGCCAAGGAAGGCGATTTGCGCCTCCGGTGACGCGGTGCGGTAGGCGTCTGCCGCGGCACCCATGAGGATGCGAAGCCCCTGCTCGGATAGGTCGCTCACGCGCTGGGCAATGGCCGCCTGCATCTCGGCGGCTTCCTCTGCGGGGAGCCCGGAGACCATGCCCTTGAGGTTGACGTGCGCGCGCTTGACCTTGCGAGTCTTGCGGTCCACTGACAACACGTCCACCGAGTCGCTCGAAAGAGGCTTGCGCGACTCGACCTTCGGAGGCGGCGGCTTGGGGATGAGCTTCGGGGCGGCCGGGCAAGTCGTGACGAGCAGCGCGAGGGCTGCGGCGAAGAGGACGAGAACGCGCATGGGTTGGTGCTCCTACTGGCCGTGCGTCACGGCGAAGCCCATCTGTGCGGAGATGAGGCGGATCGGAACGGTGCAAACGTCGGCCGGATCAGCACCTAGCCGCGAGACGGACAGCGCGAGATACTCGGCGTTCGTGCCGAACCCGGGCCACGCCGTTGTGATTCGGGTGATGTCGCGCGAGTGAAGCGCAACGACTTGGGTGTACGCCGGATCGGTCAGGCCGTCGAAGTCCTGTGCGGCGTCGTGCTGGATGCCTGGCGCCATTTGCTTGCCGCTAATCGTGATGATCGCGGTGGTATCGGTCGTGTCGTCGGTAGAGGCCAGCGCCAGATAGATGACTGCAGTGGTGTCCGGCGTGCTGTACGTGGCGTTAGCTGGCGTGTTGAAAAGGAAGCTCGCGCCTGTCTGCGTCACGCCCGCAGCAAACTCGGCGATGACTGCATAGCCCGGCGTGCTGACGGCAACCTGCGTGCTGCTGATCGTAAGCGGATCGCGGAGAAGGGTCGAAATAGTTGCGGTTGTTACCGGAGTTGCCGCGTTGATCCTTGTGAAGAACCCGTCATCAACTGGGTACAACCCATCCCCGATGCTTATGGGGGCGCTCCATACGTCCGGGATGATGTCATTGTAAAGGGTGATGTAGTTCCATGGGTTTGGTGCTGTGATGCCATACACATGGACGTTATCCGCGTAGACTTCCGCGAATGGTGTTGGATAGCCAAGATATGCTCCATAACTGGCTGACGAGTTGATGTAGATGTATCCTGCACCATTTCGAGAGAGCGTCAGCGTATCACCGACGACCTTTACCTCAGTCAAGGTTAGTGCAGTAGTTTCAGTCAAGCTGCTAGTTGTGTTCCAGCGCACTGCAGACCCTGCAGTCCCGGAACCAGCAACGCCCCCACTTGCTGCCGAGAACGTCACGACCACATGCCCTGTCGTGGGCTCCGTGACTGCCACTCCAGTCCCCGCGAACTCGACGGTTGTAGCTTCGGAGATCAGGACGGACGCAGTCGTAACGACGTCGCGCATTGTGCCTCTGGTCCCGAGCGTTGTCTTGTCGGCTGCGGACATCAGCCCCCGCGCTGCCGTGGTCGCTTCCTGCGCCGCGCCAGCTTCGGTCAGCCCTCGCGTGCTATGCCACGACACGATGCCGCCTGCGGTCCCGGAGCCAGTCGTGTACGTCGAGAGCGTCGTCGAGAGCAGGCTTGTGGTTGCCACGCTCGGATCGTTGGCGCCGAGGGCGACCGGGTCAGCGGCGGACGCTGGCGCGACGGAGAGGCGAGCCTTGCCTGCGCGGGCAACAGTTGCCTTGGGCGTCACCGGGATCGACACCGGAGAACTGGCCCACGCGATCGACGCGAGCCAGACAGCAAGAAGACCGGAGAGCGGCCACGCGATGCGCTTGTTCATCAGTAGGTCGCCAGCACTTCGACTGCGGCGGTCTCTGCGGTCGAGCACTTGAGCCCGATGCCCACAGTGTAGAAGTCCCCGAGCGCGAGGCTCTGATCGATCGGGAGCTTGAACGACGCGCTGGCCACGGTCGAGGCCGTCGTGCTCGTCACGCTGACGAAGACCGAGTCCGGGCCGTCGTTGCGAACGATGAGGTTCTTGACGCCGCGGTTCGAGTCGCCGAGCAACGGCAGCGCCGTGTTCGCCGACGTCACCGCGCATCGGTAGGACGTCGTGCGATAGGCGAAGGCGCGCTCACTCTCAGGGTAGAGCCCGCCGGTGATGGCGGCCCAGGAGCCGCCGGTAAGAAGCGCCGCCAGCAGCGAGAGGGTTGACCATTTCCAGAAGTTCATGCATACCTCCGTCGCCTAGAAACTAGCGCGAGGCGTTAGCCCCTACGTCCCGAGCTGCCAGACGCTGATCTCGTAGACGGTCGTCACCGTGCCGCCGGCCACGAGGTCGACGATCATCACCGGGGCGTTCGTCGCTGCGATGACTCCGAAGTAGACGTCGATGCCCGTGTCTCCGGCCCCGTTCGAGAAGACCTCAACGAACTGTTTCACGTAGCCGTCCGAGGCCGAGATGGGACACGCGAAGGTCTGTCGAGCCGCTCCGGCCGGGTCCGCCGTGACGGCTTGACGCTCGATCAGCTTGCTCGTCTTGAGGTGTCGCCATCCCATCTTGTGGACGCCAGCCGAGTCGTGCTGCGCCAGGAGGAGCTCGGATGCGTGCTCGTCGCGGTTGCGGTACTTCGTGAGCAGGCCATCGGTCAGGTAGGCCCCGCTGGCGATCTCGGCGTCTGCGAGCGTCTGCCAACTCGTGACGGGCGGCGTGTCCTTGCCGTCGACCGGGACGCGCCAAAGCCGCATCGAGTAGGTGCCAGCGAGCGGGGCGCCGTCCATGTTCTCGCCGTACATCACCGCGTAGATGTTGGTGGGCGTGGCGCGGATGGCGCGGAGAAATACGCCGTCGTTGTCGGGCCCGGCGTCGACGAAGTAGGCCGCAAACGGGATGACGCCGTAGGTGTCGGTCAGGACCGGGATCGCCCCGAGATCAAAGGTCTCGTCCCCGGTAGGGATGGCGCGGGCCGTGAAGTTCTGCACGAGCGTCAGGCCCGTGGGGTTCCAGACCGTCCCGAGCTTGAGGATCGAATGGTTGATGTATCCGCCAGTGATCAGGACGTGACCGGCCTCGGCCTGGGCCTTGAGCGCGATGGCATTGAGCCGGAAGAGGTTCGCCAGCGTGTCGGCCCCGGTGGCGCTCGGACTGTCGATGTCAATGGCGCTGTCTGGGATCTTCGTGTAGCTCATGCCGTATCTCCGATGGCGTAGCCTCCAGCGATCAGCGTTGCAGTCTCCGGGTCGCTGACGAGAGTCGTGAGGTCGAGCGCCTCAATCCTGTAGCCGTTACCACCACGGCGAGCAAAGTAGTGCTGGGAGAGGATGCAGCCAGCGTTCGTGCCGGCGAGCCCAGGAAGATCCTTTAGGGTAGGAGGTGCCAAGTACATGTCCTGTGTAGGCGGCAGGTACGAGTTGGCGAATGCGTAGGCAACTTTATTGCCTGCCACGCTGATGTCAGGAGACGGAGAAGAAGGATCGCTCTGAGGCTGATACCAGCGCGTGAAAAAGTAGTAGTACCCGAGCCACGAATGTTCGCCGTTAACTCCATGTCCATACAAGTAGAAGATGGGCGAAGCTCCAGAAAAGCGCTCCTTGGTGTCGGCCCCGTTGTCTCTGAGAGTGGTCATAAGCGCGTTTGTCGGCGGCACGTCTCCGGAGCCGCAACTTTCGCTTGGAATATCGATCCATGTCATACGATCACGTAGCCCTTGTCACCGTTTGATAGTTCGCCGGTAACTGACGACGCCACAAACCAAAAAGTGCCTTTTGCGACAACCGTTGCGATGGTGTAGTCCGGCGTCATCGGCAAAGCATGATAGCCGGTCCTGGACTGAGCCTCAATGGCTAGACCTCGGAACGTCATAACGCCTGCGGCAATGTCTGCGTGACGGCTGACAACCTGCACTGGTATTGATGTAGAGCCGGCCGTCTCTGCCGTGAGGACAACTCCAGCATCCTCACCAATCGCGAAGCCAGAGTCGCCGTTGCTCATCTTCGATGTCGCGATCGAGCAGACGGACCAGTAGCGGAGCTTCTGATCTGGCGTCTGAGAACTGTAGTCCGCAGTTCCAGCCGGAGCGTGTCCACCAGAGCGCGGCAGCAGATGATAATAGCTCGGCCGTACGTTCTCCGCAAGAACCGAGTTGGCCCCGAAGAGCGACTCAGGCATCGTCTTCGCGCTCATCAGGATCATGCCGCCGAGCGCTCCACTGTAACCCTTTAGGTTCGATCGGATCGTGATCTGCGGCTGGACTTGTCCAAACGTGGAGAGCAAACGGTTTCCGATGCTGATGGCGTGAGCTGCTCCGCCGTAAGCTGTTCTGAGCCCCTGGCTTGTGATCTCCTTCGTGATCGTCCGTCCGTACCGGGCGATAAGCTTGTAATCTTTTACGGTAGCGGATGAACCGTACAGTTTAGTAGTGCTGTCGTAGTCCCACCTGACAAGGACTTCGTTGAAATTCTGTCGGTCCAGGTCGAGCGCGTAGTCGACAGGTCCGATGATCTCGGCATCGGTGAGGGTGATGGTGTCGGTCGGGATCTGGATCGGGCGCACGAAGCGCACGGCGAGCTTCCCATCTACTCCGATCATCAGATAGCAGCCGAGCGGCTTGCATATCTCCTGCTGCACCCAAGTCAAAGCGTCTTCCGGCTCACAGATAACGTACTGGTACGTTACGCCCGGAGTCCAGATCGCCCGCTCGCTCTCAATTGCGTGTTCGTTAACCCACGAGGAGTGATCAACGGAAAGCCCGTTCGGCTCTAACAGCACATCATAGGGACCATTCGTCCCCGCTCCTGTTGATGCGAGCACCTGCATCATCACCGTTAGAGGATTGCCGATTAGAGTCACAGGAGCGCTTGGTGTCGCCGAGCGGAAAACCGGACGGCGAAAGAGCGTCATCGCGTCATTCAGGACGACCCTGTAACCACGGTGATTCTGAAGCACCGAGAACTGAGAAAGGAAGCCGCGGAACGTGGTTGCATACTGGGCCTCGTTGATGCCCTGAAAGCCCACCTTGACCACAGCCTCGGAACCTGACATCCACTTCCGCTGTAGCGCAAACAGATCGGTGACCTTTCGATTGATGTCTGACAGGATCGCGGTAACGCTCCCGATTGACGTGATGCCCTCGAGCGGGTCAACCGAGACAGCCCCAAAGGACACCTTATCCTCATCGATCAGCACGTCGTAGTCATCGGTGGCGCCTTCGACCACGCCCGACGAGAGCCGGACGCCGCGGCCCAGCAGGTCGATCAGGAAGATGGGCTTACGCGAAGACCAGCCGAGCGCATCGGCAAACGTCACCGTCACGTCGTAACGTCCTCCCGGCGGAAGCTGAACGCGAGGGAGAAGACGGTGTTACCGGCGATTGGAACCCACTTCGGGAGCCAGCCCACCGTGATCGTGCAGTTCCAGTACCGGCCCATCCGGTAGTCGGGATAGAACCGGAACGACTTACCACGGCCGAGCCAGCCTTTGAAGTGCCCCATGAAGGCCGCCCGGTCCCAAGAGTTGAGCTTCGGACAGACGCCCTCGATGGTGCTGGCCATATGCCAGAAGGTGGACTCAACCAGCCCGTCGTTCGTGACTGTCGTTGCCATCTGCGAGGACACAACGTCCGGGTCGAAGGCTGTCACCGGGAACGGGAAGACCCAGCGATTGCGCGGCTCGTCCCCGTACTCGATGGCTGGCGTGCAGAGCATCAGGACGCACCACCAGTGAAGAACTGGCCCGTGATGACCGAGCGCGATCGGTTGTCTCCGGCCCGAAGCGCCCCGCCCAGGACGCCCCCGAGCTGCGCGCCACCGAAGGACACGGCCATTTGCGTGGCCTGCCCCCTCGTGACGCCCTGCGCCGTCTGGACGCTGGACTGAACGAGGGTGGTCATCCCGTAGTGCCGCAGCAGAGCGTCAACGTCCTGGCGCTCGCCCACTCCCATCGCGCTGAACATCCTCAGACCGGTGTCGAACGTAGACACCTGCGCTGCCGTGATCTGCCCGTGCATCACCGCCGCGGCCATGACGTCGCGAGCCAAGTAGATGTCCGTATTCACAAGTGTTGACAGGAGACCTTCTCGAATCGCCCCTGTAGAGTCATCCATGAGCGCGTTAAGTGTCGCGTATGACTGGCCAAACTGGTCAACGCCCTGCCGCCGCATCCATGCAAGCATCTCCCGAATCTGCCGCGAAGTGTCCGCCATTAACTGGCTCATCACAGAGCCCCCATTGCCTTGGCCGCCCGGACGGCAGAGGCAACCTCGAGCGGGTCCATGCCGCCACCGCCGCCACCGCCGTAGACGTTGAGGTTCCCGGCAAAGCTCATCTGTGGCCCGACCGAGAGCGACGACGGGCGCGATGAGCCAACGGAGGACACGAAGGAACCGCCGTCAGTCTTGTAGACCGAAGGCGCACCAGGAACACTGAGGTTCGTTCCAAGGCCAGTGCCGAGTGTTCCGTTGCCAACACCAGCAGCTCGAGCGCGAGCCATCTCCGCAGCGAGACGGGCCAGCGCCGCGACTGCGGACATCGCGGAACTGACGATCACCATCATTCCTTTGGCAATTGTCTCGGCTACGGACACTAGCGCTGGAGCAGCCTGAACTATAGAATCAATCATCGACGCAAACGAGCGGCCGAGTCCGTTGAAGTCGATGCCGGAGACAATAGATCGAATCTTCTCAAGCACCGTGGTGACGCGCGCGACAATGGGACTGTTCGCAGACCACTTCCGCATCAGGATATCGAACATGCCTGAGAAGCCTGTTCCTTTCTTGTCAGCCTCCTTGAACGCTCCAGCAACGTCACGAAGAATGTCACTAAACTTCTCGGTAGCAACCTCCGCCAGCTTCGATACCGTGGCGGCTCTCTCGATCTTCTTATTGTGCTCGTCGATGGTGCCGCCCAAGAGTTGTACCTTTGAGCCCACTTGAACGAATGATTGCCCGAACGGGCCACCCATGAAGACCGAAAGCTCTGACGCCTTGCCTTGCGTCTTCGTCAGCACGTTGGACAGCGCAGGGCCGCCTCTGTTGTTCGTGCTCTCAGGGCCAGATCCGATGCTTTGCACGAATGTTGAGACGGCATTGTCGGCGGCAGTCAGAGCCCCGGCAGCGATCTGGAACGGAGTCGCAAGCGTCTGCTGAATCTGAGCCAGTATTCCGCTCGCCCGGGCCGCGGCCAGCGTGTTCGACGTGAAGCTCACGAGCTTTTCCAGCACGACAGAAAGCGGGTTCAGGAGCGGAGCGCCGATGCTTACCTTGACGCCCTCGAAGGCCATCCGAATCCGGTACATGCCGGACTCGACCTTGGCCGCGGCATCCGTCTCGAGCTTCGTGAAGTTCAGCTCGAGCTTATCGATCTCGGCGCGGTACTTCTCGACGGCCTCCGGGCCTTCCTTCAAGATCGGGAGGATCTTGGTCGCGTTCTTCCCGAAGACCTCGATAGCCCGAGCCGATTGCTCGGTCGGATTCGTGATGGCTGCGATGGCTCGCGCCACCTCGAAGAACAGCGGGACCGCGGTCTTGAGTTCTCCGTTCTGGTCTGTGAGCTGAACGCCGAGGCGACCGAGCGGGCCCTGGAGCTTCTCGGCCTCAACGCCGGCGATCCGCATCTTCTCGTTCGCCCCGCCGAGCGCGGTCTGGTAGTCCTCGTATGCGCGGTTCACGGTCTTGACGTAAACAGCCTCTGACGCCTTGAGTGCCCGCTGTGCGTCGAGCGTCTGCGCGTGCTGCTTGTAGCTCTCCTGCGCCTTCTTGAGCGTCTCGGTCGCGTCCTCCACCGTGCGACGGTAAGAGACGTTGGCCTTCGATACCGCATCCTGCGCCGCAGCCTGCCGGTCGAGCGTCTTGACCGCGTTCTCCCCGCTCTTCGTGAACTCGTTCATTGCCTGCGTCGTGAGGCGGTTGATGATCGTGGCCATCTGCTGGCCTTCGATGCCGACCCCAGCAAACGCCGACCGAAGAAGGTTGACCTCTCCGCTCGTCGTCCCCAGCGCCCTGGCCAGGTCCGCCGTGCCGTCGATGATGTTCTGCACGTCGAGCGCGAACACAACGAGTTGCTGCGCCGCGTTGGCAGCGACCATCCCGAAGCCGATAAACGCCTTCGCTGCGCCTGCTGCCATCTCTCCGAGCGCCCCGACGAGGTCGCCGATAAAACTCGAGATGATGCGGAGCGGCGCGAGCGCCGTCTCCAGGTATCCGCCGACCGTCGATGCGAGCCCGAAGAGCGCGTCCTTGACAGAGGCGATCCCCGGCACGGCCAACTTGACCAAACCCCATGCGAACTCCCCGGCCTGCTTGAACGCAGAGCCGATTGTGCCGAGGAACGAGATCGCCCCTCCGGCAGCCTGACGGATTCCTCCGAGCGCGGTGTAGTACCCGGTGATCGCCAGCCCGGCCGCGCCGACGATCTTATTGAATGCGCTGAACTGGGCCATCGTCCTGGTGACGATCTCTCCGAGAGACGATGCCGCAACGCCAGCCGTGGCGCTGTCCCTGGCGAAGCCTGACAGGCCGGACACGGCGATGGACATCACGACGCCGCCCAGGTCCAGGGTATCCGCCATCTGTCTATCGCCTCCTTCCCATCAGCGCCGCGAGCGCTTCGATGTTCGTCTCGGCCTCGCTCGGGCTGATCGTCTTCGGCCCGTCAAAGTGCTTGATCGCCAGGTCCAGTTGTTCCGCGTACTGCTGCGAGTCCGCCGAGTGGTACAGGCCGATCGCCGCCCGCTGCTCCTCCAGATTGATCCGCTCTGCCTCGCGGAAGTAGGCCAGGAATTGCGGCTGCGTCAGTCCTCTGATTTCTCCGTGGCTCCAGCCGTATCGGTGGGCAAGGCGGGCACAGGCTCGGGTGCGACTGAAGGGCTCGGGCTGCTCTCCTCCTGCTGCCTGGCCGCCCGGGCCCTCTCCGCCAAAGGGGCGATGATGTGCTCCACCACCGCCTGGAACTGCGGAAGCGTCAGCTTCTCAAGCACCGCCACGGGGAGCCGCGAGACGGCACTCACGCGGGCGTGAACCATGTCCCGGGGCATCCCCGGCTTGACCTCTCCGAAACGGTCGAAGTCCTCCCACCTGCAACTGTCGAGGTCGCCCAGTGGGTACTCCACACCGCCGAACACGAACACGTCCGGCTCCGGTGCCAGCACGTCAACGTCGAGCGTCTTGCGAGCCATCCTCGTCCCTCCCGGTTCAGAGTCAGGCCGTGGCGCTGGTGTCGCCGATGCAGAAGAGCTGATCGCCATCGGCGCGGCTGGTGTCGACCATCGCCTCGAAGGTGACCATCCGGCCCTGCTGCTTGCTCGGGCTGTAGGAGAAGTCCCCCACGTCCGCGATGAACGCCTTGTAGATCGTGAAGTCGAAGTTCTTGGCGCTGGAGCCCATGTGCTGCGGGTGCAGGACGAGCGTCCCGGTGTTCAGGTCGCTGCCGACGAGCCGGCCCATGGTCAGCTTCTGCTTGGTGGGCGTGACGCCATCGGTCACGACCGTCGAGCCGTCGTAGAGCTTCGCGAGCTGCGAGAAGCTCCGCTCGGTCAACGGCACCTTGACGGCGACAGAGAGCCCGGCCTCGATGGCGCCCAGCGGGGCCTTGCCGTAGTTGTCGCAGATGATGCGGGCGATCTCAGGGTTCGGAGACACGACGACGTCTCCGGCCGTCGCGCCGAGGTCGACGCCGTCGAACATGGCGGTGCAGGTTCCGATGGTGATGTTGCCGGGAGTGACGGCCATGGGTCACCTCAAGTCTGGTAATAGGTGAACGTCACGGTCGGCGTCCAGGTCGCGCGCCGTGGCTGATGCTGATCAAAGTAGGTAATGGGCGGATCTTCCTGAGCCGGGTTGCAGTGCATGACGTGGTGCGTCCCGACGGCGAAGTCGACCTTCCCCCGGAAGTGGTCAACCAGCGAGTTCACGGCCTGCTTGCCGACGATCTGGTCCGAGTGCCGATACTGGAACTGGATCGAGGAGCGGCGCATCACGGCGCCGACGTTGGGCTCCAGGCTACCGCCGCCGACCGGGCGCACGGCCCAGCACGGGGAGGGAGAGTCCGGCATCGTGTTGAGGAAGAGAGACGTGTTCTCGACCCCGAAGCCGTTGGCGGCCAGGTAGTCGATCATGTCCTCCTCGAAGAGCGCGTGTGCGGTCATGCCTTGAGCCTCAGCAGCGTCGAGGCCAGATCCTTCCAGCGCCGCGAGTTCGCCTCTCCGTTGAGTTGTGGCCGGCGCATGAACTGACCGCCGCGGTCGCCGTCAGTGGGCTCGATGCCGAGCTGCGCCTCGTCGAGCGTCTTGCCTCCGCTCTCGATGTCGGAGCGCCCCATCTGGAACGGGTCGTGCGGCACCTGCTGGCCGGTCGAGAACGCCATGAGTTCGTGAGTGAGGATCGCGTAGTTGACCATCTGCGACCCGCCGTGCGTGGCAGTGCGCTTGACGATCTCTTCTGGCTCGCGCTCCGAGCGCTTCGACGAGGGCCCCATCCGGGAGCCAACGGTCCCCACAGCTCCGATCCTGGCAACGATGTCGTCCCCGGTGTCGACCGGGCCCTGCATCGTGACGTTCATTCGCAGGTTGCCCTGAAAGACAGGCACGAGGTCTTGCACGCGGGACACCATGTCCTCACCGAAGGCCGCGACAAGCTTGAAGCTCTGCGCCCTCATGCGCTCGGCGAGCGCGGCCATCCCGGCGGCGAAGTCGGTCACGCGGCCACCTCCACAACCATGTGCGAGTCGTGGCCCAGGTGATCGCCCTCGGTGCTGACGTTCGTGATCTCGCGGTAGTCGTCCGTGGCCGGCGCCGCCCCGCTTGCGATGGTGTCGCCGACTTGCACGTCAGACCCTGCCGGCAAGAGGAACCGCGAGTAGATGACGATATCCCCGCTCTCGAGACGCCGCTTGAGTTGCTTCCGGCTCTGGTCGGCACAGCGGAACGTGGCCACCGTCGACCCGGACGGCTCCCCGGTGTGACCCGTCGAGCGCCTCTTCGTGACACTGCACGTCGAGAGGAAGTAGCGCGTGCTATGGAAACGCGAGCACGCCATCAGGCGAACGCCTCCCGCGTCTTGGCGGTCGTGGCGAGTGAGAAGGTGAAGCTCGGGCCGGACCCGCCTACGGTGTACTTGCCGCGAAGGTACTGGCCGAACGGGTCCGCGCTCCCAAGGACGTGGTAAGCCTGAGTGAGTGCCGCTGTGATCTGCGGAATCGTGAAGAGTGGATACCAGTTCGTACCGTCCGGCGAGTGCTCGATGGTAATGTCAAGCGTCGGGAGCGTACCACTTGCAGCACTCACGAGAAGCCAGATGATCAGGTTCTCGTACCCACTAACGTCCTTTGTGCTGCTGGTGACACCGGACCCGGACGTGACGGTGGCAGAGCTGAAAAGGGTGTCGTTCTTCATACGATCTCAGCTCCGAACACCCGCCATCCGGCGAGTTCCGATAGAGCCTCGGGGCAGATGTCCGTGTCTCGGCCGGCGAAGGAAACGCCGCCTACTCCGGTCGAGCGCAGCCCGTCGCGCTGGGCCTTCGCGTCCGCGTCCCGCCCGCAGAGCAAGTAGAGCGCTTGCCAGATGGTGGCGCGCACGACCTCGGGCGGGATCGTGTCGGTCGTGTACTGCTCGTCATCGCTCTCGATCTGCGACCTCGGCCATGCCAGCGCGTTCGTGCTCGCCGTCTTGACGCCCTGCCATCGCCCGGCGCTGATCTGGCGCGAGGCCGTGATCAGCAGCCGGGCCTTGGTGTCAGTCCCGCTGTCGCCAGTGAGGGCCCGCCAGGTATCGGCGTCCGCCCCGTACCGTTCGAGCACGAGAGCATCGGCCGCGGTGACGCCAACGAAGGCGTTCCGGGCCGTCTCCGGCGTCGTGGTAACGGTGACAGTAGTTGCCATGGCGGATCAGGCGTTGACGAAGTGCCAGCCCTCCGAGAGCAGTCTCTCAACGGCCTTCTCATCCTTCACCGGATGCACGACGATGTCGGCTCCGTTCGGGCCAATCATCAGGACGTCGCCGCCGGAAAGCACTCGAGGAAGCCGGCGGCCTGGGGGCAGCGCGGACTCCGAGAACACGTCACGCGGCGGCTCGGGGTGGTTGAAGCGCTCGACCACCTGCATGCCGTAGCAGATGACCGGGCTGGACGTGGCCGGGGCCTCGTCCTCTGTCTTGCGGCGGGCCATCACTTCTTGAAGCTCGCCCGCGCGTCGAACGTGAACGTCGGAGTAGCGGTCCCTCCGATGACGTAGTGCAGCCGCATCGTCGATCCGCTGACGCGGACGCTCTGCTTGAGCGCGGAGCCCGTGCCGACGAACTGGCTGAACGTGTCGGTGACGAAGTAGTTAGAGCCGTCGAGGGTCTGCTCGACGGTGATGTCCAGCGTCGGGTTGGTGCCGGTGACGGCGCTGACGACGACGGCGATATCGCACGTGGCGAAACGGGCGACGTCGCTAGCGTTGCCGGTGGCGTAGCCGCTCGCGGTCCTGGCGGCGCTCGGATGGAAGTCGAGGACGGGATAGCTCATGGTTGGCTGCACTCCTGCGCCCGATCACGCAGGCCCCTGGCCGGGCGCGAACCCGGGGCCATCGCGGTGGTTGGTCAGTGAGAGCAGATCAGGAGAGAACCTTGATGGCCAGCGCGTCCCGGAGGATCTTCACGCCATAAAGGATGTCGATCGTGACCCGGATGCCGCGGCGGCTGACGTCGTCGGAGTAGGTCACGAGCGCCTCGAGCTGGTTGTTCCCACCGACCGGCAGGGTCGGATTCATCTGGAGCGTGACGTACTGGAACGGGATATTCATCGGCGGCGCGATGCGGGCCGTGACCAGCGCCAGGGCGTCCGGGTGAAGCGCGAGGTTGTAGTAGCAGACCGGCGCCGAGCCCGTGCTGGTGACGTTCTGATCGACGTAGAAGCGCATGCCGAACTGCCGGCCGATCTCGCCCGTGCGGCGGGGGCCGGGGAGCTGCGTCTCTCCGAGGTTGAAGGCCGTGACCATGTCCTCGTCGAGAAGCATGGCCTTGTAGTCCTTCGAGCCCACGATGATCGCGAGGTCGCCGTTCCAGAGCTGGAAGGGCGGCACCTTGTTGTCGATGAAGAGCTTCTGGATCTGAGCCACCGTGGTCTGGTTGATGCTGGCCCCGGCGGTCCCGGTCGAGTTCGTCGAGAGCGTCTGCGCGAGCGTGAGCAGGTCGGCGTCCGGGCTGTCCATCAGCTTGGCCAGGCCATCGCGAAGGTAGCCCGCCATGTAGTCAACGCTCGACTCGGCGAGCAGCCGGTTCTCGATGACGAAGTCGACGGTCTTGTGCTTGTTGAGCACGACCTCGACGGCGCTGGAACCGCTCTCGGCCTCGGGGTCGACGGCGGTCCCGGGCGTGACGTCCTGCACTGCGACGACGCCGCGGATCGGCACGGTGACGCTCTTGCCCTTCACGCTGTAGGCGTCGCTGCGGTAGGTCTTCACAAGACCCGGCATGACGGTGAAGTTGGAGAGGGGTCCGAGGGACTCGATGGCGAGTGCGGTGACGAGTTGTGCGCTCTCGGAGGTGACGTTGATCGTGCCGGTGGCCATGTGCTATTGCTCCTTCGTGTCGCGGTCGGCCACTCAGGCGCGCCGCTGCTTGGTCAGTTGGTGCAGAAGTCTTTTCTTGAACTCGGGATTCGCGAGCTTCTCGGCGGTCAGGTCGCGGAGGTCTTCCGTGGTGATCGGCTCGGGCTCGGTCTGGGCGCCGTTCGCCTGGGATGCGGCGGCGTCGGCCGGCTTCGTGGGCTGACCGGCCGGCGTGGGCTTGACCGGAGCGGGCGTTACTGCCGGCGTGAACAGGCCCTTTGCCTGCGCCTTCTGCGCCCAGTCGAGTTGCGCCTCGAGCGGGCCATCGGGCAACAGGTCGCGGAACGCTTCCGGCACGGTGGCCAGCAGCATCCCCTTGGCGCGTTCCTCGAGAGCCGGGAGGCGATCGGCCTTCGGCTTGAGGTCGTTGTAGAGCCTTTCAAACTCGCCGCGCTGCTTGGCCGCAGACTCCTCGGCATCGGCCTTGAGCTTGGCCATGCCGCGCTCGTACCCCTTGCTGATCGCCGCGTCGATGTCGGCCTGACTGAACTTCCCGACGTCGCCCCCCTTGGGCTGCACGGTCGTCTCGGCCGGAAGCGTGACGCCTCCAGCCGGAGCGGCGGCGGCCTGAGTTGCGATGTCGGTGGGTGCGGGTGTGGTCGTCGGGTCGGTCATCTCGTGTCCTCCTGCGCCGCCCTGCCAGCCCGTCACGCCGTATAGCCCGACACGCAGCGGGGCACCGCTCGCCAGAAACTAGCGCGAGGCGTTAGGCGCGATCAGAAGCCGAGATCGATCGCCTTCAGCCGGAACTCGCGCGGGTCGTCGATGCCCAGAAGTGGACGAATCCGAGTCGTCTGTTCGCGCGCCGCCTCAAGTTGGGCATCCGACACCAGCGCCTCTACGCGTCCGATGGTTGCGTGCTGGCAGTTGGGATGGAACGGGGGTCCGCCACCGAGGCAGTCTGAGAGCACCGCAAGCCCGAGCCGCCCGGCCGCTTCCTTCGTCAGTGCGACGATGAGACCCTGGAACGGGCCGCAGAGTGGATCGACATGCGCCTTGGTCTTGGTGAACTGCGCGAGCGTGAGCCCGTTCTGCTTGAGCCGTGCCGTGTTCGCCGTGTTGTACAGGATCGCCTGCTTGGTCTTGGCGACCATCTGCACGTAATCGGCCGGTTCCCATACCCGGCCGGCGCGGTCAACGAACGCCGTGATCTTCCCGCTGTCAACCAGGTCGCGCAACGCCTCGCCGCGGTCCTTTGGGCTGAGATCCTTCATCGACTTCTTGAGCTGATCGAAGGCTGATTGTGGCGTGAAGCCCTCGGCCACGAGCGCATCGAGCAGTTCACGGCTGCTCGTGCTCGGGTGCGCCCCGCGGGCCACGGCCTGCCGAACCACCTGCGCCGCCTTGCTGCGGAGCACATCGGTCATCCGCTCGGTGATCTGCTCGGTCTGCCCAGCGATGTCCGAGAAGGTATCCTTGATTGCCTTCTTTACAGCCTTCTCGTTGATCATCGTGAGGTTGTCTACCGGCTCGACGCCGCCTGACTCTGTCGCTAGGTCCGCGGTCTTCACGCCGAGCTTGGCTGCGTTCGTCAAGTTCTCGCTGACCCAGCGCCGCGCCTTGTCTTGCGCCGTCCCGGTGATCTGACGGGCCTCTGCGAGCAGGCTCTTGGCGACCATCACGTCCCCGGCCTTGGCCTTCGGACTGTCGATGATCGCTTGTAGCCGCGTCTGCATCGTGGCGAAGATCCCACGCAAGGTCTCGGCCTTCGCGGCGATCTCCTGCCTGGCCTTCGCGTGTGCCTGGCTCGGGCCGTGAGTGGTCGGCGTGGGCATCGGCTACAGCGTCACGCCATCAGGCCGCTCGGGTCTTCCTGCTCGGCCTTGTCCTCGGCATCGGCATCATCGCTAGACTGCGCCGCCGAGAGCTTCTCGTCGCGAGCCATCAGGCTCTCGGCCGTTGCGGGTCCTCCAGGGGTCGCATCCTCGCGCCCGGCCATCACGCCCGAGCTGGTCTGGTAAAGGTCGGCCTTCACCGCTCCAAAGCGGATCTCCTCGTCGATGATGCGCTTGAGTTCCTCGTCGGCCCCGAGGTCGTCGGTGTTGTCGAGCCGCTTGATCGCGCTCTTGCGGGAGAGCGTCCCGGTCCCGATGCGCGCCGCAGCCACGTTACCCTCTGCCTCCTCGTCACGAGGCAAGCCGTGGCGAAGCTCGACGCGAGGCGTTACGGGCTTGTACGGTGCCGGCTTCGTTGCCTTCGTGGCGGTGCGGTGAAACTGCTCGAACACCTGAGCGGCAAAGATGACCTGTTCGAGAATCGGCACGAGGAATACAGTCTTCGCAGCCACGATTGACAGGCTCGGCGCAAGCCGAAACTGCAACGCCCGGCCGCTGATTGCTATCTGGCCCATGCTCTCGAAGAGCGCGTTGACGTCGCACCCTAGCTCGTAGGCGAGCGCCTTAACCAGCCGCTCCCACAAGCGCGAGACCGACTCGTGAGTGCTCTCGACGGAGAAGTGCCTGGCAACCCCCTTGTCGTCCTTGTCCTCGAAGATGCAATCTAGCTTGCTGCGGTCGATAGTTCGCGCCCGGCCAGACATCATCGTTGACGCGCTGCGGACGTTCGCCCAGCGGCTCGCCTCGACGATGGGGCCAGGAGCCGTCATCCCCTCCATCGCCCGAGGGAAGACGTCGGTGCCGCCGTACGACCGCTTCAAGACGTTCCGATACCAGTCCTCCAGCAGCGTCGTGATTGCCCGCTGGAGCTGAACCGCCGTCACCGTGAAGTCGCTCTCGCCAACGAACTGGCCATCAACCTCGATGTTCGGGAGCTTCCAGATCGTCGGTACGTTGAGCCCGGTGTCGTAGTGCTCGGGAGGGATCTCGTCGCCCATGTCGTAGGCCGCCGCGAGCGGGACCATCTTTCCGACCCGGTACATGCCAGCCTTCTCGTCGCCCTCTGCCGTGATCTCGTAGAGTTCCAGGTCGACCGTTCCGGGTGCGTGGATCTCCTTGCGGAGCAAACGAGAACGGCATCCCCGGCCTGGCCTGTGGTCGCGCACGATGACGCCGATGGTTGCTCGCTCGAACTTCTCGCCGTCCATCTCGTCGACGTCGAAGTGGACAAGCTCCGGCGGAACGCTGGACACGATCGCGCTGCCAGTCGAGTCGATCGTCACCTTCAGCACGCCATCGCCCTTCACCGGGATCGTGCTGCGCGCCATCTTGTAGAGCGTCCGGGCCAGGGCCGATCGCGTGGCGATGCGGTCGATAGCCTCCTGTGCCTCCGGGGCCCGGCCAGCATCGAGGATCGGTGTCTCGCGAAACATCAGGTCGGCCAGAGAGTGGCAGGACTTGCGGAGCAGGTTGAACGACATCAGCGCGGCCCGGTACCGCTGCATCGCCGGGTCACAGA